GAGGTTAAAGTAGTTGCAGCTACTACTGACTCAGCGCGTGGGCTCAGCGCCGATTGCGTTTGGGTGGATGAATTACGCGAGTGCGGAGTAGAAGCTCTAGATGCCGTAAAGTCAACTACGCTCACACGTCCTAATAGCCAGCGCTTTTACACTAGCAACGCCGGCCATAAAGAGAGCCACGTGCTAAATGAGATGCGCGAGCGCTCGCTGAGCAAGCCGCCTAAGTCAGTTGGTTATTACGAGTACAGCGCCCCGGATAACTGTGACATATGGGATAGAGCTAACTGGGCTATGGCTAATCCATCTTTAGGCACTCTCATAAGCGAGGAAGCTATAGAGGAGATTATTGCTACAAGTACACACGCCGCGGTTATGACCGAAACTTTATGCAAGTGGATAGGTACAGATACAAGCCCCTGGACACCTGGAAGCTGGGAGGAGTGCGCCGATACGTCTCTTATTATGGCTCCGGGTATGTACACAATGTTTGCTTTTGATATTGAGCCACACGCAGGCCGACACGCCTCACTTGTAGCAGGGGCCGTTATGCCCGATGGGCGCATAGGCCTTAGCCTTGTTAAAACGTGGGAATCTGACCGAGCGATTGACCAACTAAAAATAGCAGCTGACATAAAGACCTATTGCGATGAGTGGCTACCTAAGCTTGTATTGTTCGACAAGTTTACAGGCCAGCATATTGCCGACAGGCTCCATAATGCCGGCGTTAAAGTAGAGGACTGCAGCGGTACCCAGTTTTATAATGCGTGTTCGATTTTCAAGGATGCAATAGATAACCGGCGCGTGGTTCACGGTGACCAGCCTGCTCTTAACCTAGCTATGGACTCAGTAGCGGCTAAAAGCAACGATTCAGCCTGGAGAGTGGTACGCAAAAAATCTAGCGGCTCAGTTGCAGCTGTTATTGGTATGGCGATGTTGGCCTTGCATCTTGATAAGCCAATATCTCAGCCTAAGGTGTACATCTAGACACGCCGAAGGTTAAGTAAGCGTTTTGCCTGTGGATAACCTACAATTCGCCCTATGGGTATATTACAAACTTTAGGCATTTCTAAAAAAGATGTTACAGCCCAGTTAGCCCCTGCCGTTATGTCACAAGGTTACGGCGTTGGTGTTTATAGCTACGGTGGACTTTATGCAAGCGGCAACGGTGCGCCGTTTATGGATAGATTTACTGCACTCCAGGTCCCCGCGGTAGGTAGATGCCGTAATTTAATTGCCGGTGTAATTTCAAGTATTGATTTAGAGTTATACAAGAAATCTACGGGCGTAAAGCTTGAGTCTCCACTTTGGTTAGACCAACCTGATATGCGCCAGCCACGTAGCGTAACTATTGCGTACACAGTTGATTCATTATTATTTTACGGCGTTGCTTATTGGCGTGTTACATCTTTATATGCAGACGATGGCCGCCCTAGCGGTTTTGAGTGGGTAGCTAATACTCGCGTAACAGTTACAACAGATGAAACAGGCGAAGCCGTAAAATATTATAGCGTTAATGGAGCTAGATGCCCTATGTCAGGTATTGGTTCACTTGTTACTTTTCAATCTTTGTTACCTGGCGTATTAGAAACAGGCGCTCGTACAATTCAAGCTGCTATAGATATTGAAAAGGCAGCAAGTGTTGCAGCTGCTACACCGATGGCTACCTCGGTGATTAAAAACTCCGGGGCTGACCTTCCTGAAGCGCAAGTTAGCGGAATCTTAGCTGCTTGGAAGGCCGCGAGAAGTAGCAGGTCAACGGCTTACCTTACTAGCACTCTCGATGTGCAAAATATTGGCTTTAGCCCTAAAGATATGATGTACAACGAGGCTAGCCAATACTTAGCTACACAGGTAGCGCGTTTAATGAATGTACCTGCATATTACATAAGTGCAGATATGAATAACTCAATGACTTACCAAAATATCTTAGATGGTCGTAAAGAGTTTGTCGCATATTCTTTACAGCCATTTATTAGCGCTATTGAGAATCGTTTATCTATGGATGATATTACTGCACACGGTAACGTAGTGCGCTTTGCTTTAGATGAAACTTTCTTACGTGCCGATACTGCAGCGCGTTTAGATGCAATAGAAAAAATGCTTAATCTAGGTTTAATAGATTTACAAACTGCTCAGAGTATGGAACAACTAAGCCCAATGGGCCTTACTGAAGGGAACGGCACTAATGCTATTAACGTTTAGTGGAGTAGTACAAGCGGTAGATAGTGGCGAGCGCCGCATTATCGCTGGCAAAATTGCGCCTTATGGCGAGGTTGGTAACACAAGTGCAGGCCGTGTTGTATTTGCGCCTAATTCAATTAGCGCTGCCAATCCTGACAAAATTAAACTTTTAATGTCTCACGATAATACAAAACCTGTAGGGCGTATGAAAACTATTAACAGCGCAAGCGATGGTTTATACGCAAGTTTCAAGATTAGCTCTAGCTCACGTGGTAATGATGCAATTTTGCTAGCCCAGGAAGCGTTAATGGATGGCCTATCCGTTGGTGTGGAAGTTACCGCATCAGAGCCTAAAGATAACTACCTCCTGGTCACCGCTGCCACCTTACGCGAGGTGTCACTTGTAGAGAGCGCCGCATTTACTAGCGCTGCGGTGCAAACTATTGCTGCACAAGCTGGCGAAATGCCACTAGATGCTGCTATGTCAACAAGTACCAAAGTTACAACAACAAACACAGTAACAAACTCAACAACAACCGAAACCGAAACCGAAACAGAAAGCGAGGCCGCTGTGACTACAGCCCCCGAATCAAACGCACCTGAGGCAACAGATGCCGCAGAGCAGGCTGCACCTACAGTAGAGGCAGCTCGTCCAATCATTATGCCAAGCGCATTAAACTCACAGAGAGTACGCCACGATATTACGTCTATGGGCGCGTACACAGCACGTAAGGTAAAAGCATCACTAGGCGATGAAGAATCACGCCTATACGTAACTGCAGCCGATGATTTCTCATCTGCAGGTTTGGGCTTTAACCCTACACAGTATCTACAGTCAATCGTATCTACACAGGGTAACTTTGGCCGTCCAGCGTTTGAGTGCGTTGACCGCCAAACCGTGCCAGCCTCAGGAATGACTATCAACCGTCCTAAGTTTACAACTTACCCAGCGGTGACAGTCGAAGCTGAAGGCGGAGCGGTACAAAATACCGATGCTGTCTCAGAATATTTAACTTCAACGATTTCTAAGTACTCAGGTATGCAAACGCTCAGCATTGAGCTTTTGGAGCGCTCTGACCCAGGATTTTATGATGCAATTACTAACGAGTTGACAAATAACTATCTCAAAGTAACCGATGCTGCAGTAATTGCAGCTCTAACAGCCGGTGGTACACAAGCTACAGCTGTAGCAGCTACATCAGCTGGCATTATTTCATACATCTCTACAGAGGCACCACTTGCTTACACAAGTTCTAGCTACTTTGCTAAGAATTACTTAGCAGGTTCTAGCCAATGGTCACTATTACTTGGAGCGACAGATTCAACGGGAAGACCAATTTACTCAGCCGCAAATCCGATGAATAACGGCGGCAACGCAACAACTACATCTGCTAAGGGCAACGTAATGGGCTTAGACCTATATATTGACCGTAACGTTGTGTCAACAACTATTGACGAGTCAGCGTTTATTATTGCGCCTGAAGCGTTTACAGTTTTTGAGTCACCAACTGCTTATATGTCAGTTAACGTTGTATCTAATCTTCAGGTACAAATCGCTATCTACGGTTATATGGCCACTATGGTTAATATCGCCGGAGGTATCCGCCGCTTTAACCTAACCTAATAAAAACCCACTAATAGTTTGGTAGGCCTCTTAGCCCTTTGAGGCTTACCAAACCTAAGTAAGTAAGGAGTATAAAAATGCCAGCTACTTATGTAACCGCTGCGACATTAAAGGCATCTTTGGGTGTCGGTACTCTTTATGATTCTTATACCTGGATAGAGGATACGTGCCAAGCCGCACAAGATTTAATTAACGGCTTTTTGTGGTTTGATAATGCGCCAGTAGTAGGTACAGCTTTGGTTAGTAATGTCGCTACGGTGATGGTTGCTAACCCAGGCATTTTTACTGTAGGCGAGTCCATTACGGTTGCCGGGGCAGGTTCAACCTTTAACGGTACTTATACAATCACAGGCACGATTCCTTTTAGCACAGGTACGGCTAATCTTTTGCCTGCATTTAATATGCAGCTTAATTACTGGCAATTCCCACAGGGTTACAGCTTTATCCAATATGCAAAGACCGCAGCCAATCAAAACTTTAGGCGTGTATTGCCTTACGGCACTATTACAGGTGATGATACAAAGACTGCTACTTACGCTAATACGCCAGCTATTAACGCAGCGGCGCTAATGCTGGCAGAAAATATCTGGACTAGCCGATTTAGCACACAAAACGGCGGCACTAGCGTAGATGGATACAGCCCCAGCCCATTTAAGATGAGCAATACTTTAATGGCATCCGTACGTGGTTTATTAGCGCCTTACCTTAGCCCTAATGCGATGGTTGGATAATGACAGCGGCGATAACTACTTTACGTAGCACGGTAGCTGCAGCCCTGGCTAATGTCGGCGTGTGGAGTACTTTTGCCTACCCGCCTAGCACGATTCTAGCTAACAGCGTTGTAGTTGCACCGGCTGACCCATACATAAGCCCTAGCAATAACTCTTATGCCAGCATCTCGCCTATGGCAAACTTAAAAATTATTATGACCGTGCCAATGTTTTCTAATGAAGGCAATTTACAAGGCATAGAGGACACTATTGTAGCTGTGTTTAATAAACTGGCTAGTAGTGCCATCGTATTTAATGTTACCGCTGTATCTGCACCTAGCGTTTTAAGTGTGGCTAGCGGTGATTTATTGACGGCAGATTTACAAATAAGCATACTCACAAGCTGGACATAGGAGTTAAAATGGCACTTACAGAAGAAGAAAAAGCGTTTTTAATCAAAATTGGCCAGGAATTGCCAGTAGAGATTAAAGAATCAAAACCAAAAGAAACACCAACAAAAGAAAATGAGGTATAACCAATGGCAGTATTTCTGTCTAACGGTGTGGTAGCAACACTAAATAGTGTGGCCCTATCAGACCACGTAACAAGCGCGACCATAAATCGCAGTTTTGATGAGCTTGAAGTAACCGCTATGGGTAAAGAGTATTGCCCACTTGCTGCGTAAGCGGCGATGAAAATTACAGCGCTATATCGGTGAAGGCCCCCAATAAAAACGGGTTAATACCGAGGCAACCTGCGAAAGCAGAGAGTCCGTAGAGACTACACGCGCTGCCCCTAGAGATAGGGTGAAGATATAGTCCGAGCTATACTAATGGTAAAGGTATAGAGGTTAGCAGAAATGACTAGCCCGCCAGTAATGGTAGTAACAAAATGGATACTGCACACAAGTTTGTCAAAGGCCTAGAGGCTAGCACTATTACTTTGGACTTCCTAAGTGATACCGCGGCAGCTAGCGTTAACACAACATTACAAGCTGCCTGGGGTACAACTGTAGCCCTAACGTTAAAGCAAACCAGCGCTGCCACGTCAGCTACTAATCCGCTATATAGCACTACTGTTTTGGTAAACAACACCACAGACATTAACGGCGCTGTAGCAGATATTGGCACTCAAAGCATTACATTTACTTGTAACTCACCAATCGTAATTACAACCGCATAATAAAAAAGAAAAGGGGCTAACACAATGGCACGACTCAAAATAACAAGGGCTGACGGTACGGTGTCTGAACATCAGATAACGCCAAAAATCGAGTGGGCCTTTGAGTTATATGCAAAAAAAGGCTTTCACAAAGCTTTTAGAGATGATGAAAAACAGTCTGACGTCTATTGGCTGGCACACGAGTGCCTTAGGTCAGCCGGCGTTGAAGTGCCTGTTTTTGGAGCGTTGTTTTTAGATACCTTAGCTAAGGTTGAGGTATTGGACGATGACCCTTCGCAATAGTGGGGCGCGGTAACTTTGGTTACCTCATCGCGCAGCTAGCCGTAGAAACAGGCATCGCGCCCCAGTATTTATTAGACCTAGACGATACGATGTTTAAGAATATCTTAAAGGTACTTAACGATAGAAGTAAGGAGATGCAAAATGCCAACAGAGCTAGAAGGGGCCGTACAACTTCGCGTAGCTCTTAAACGTTTTGCACCTGACCTATCTAAAGAAACTCAAACACAGATGGCAGCGGCGTTAAAAACCGTTACTACTGTGGCTAGAGGCTACGTACCAAGTGACGGCGCTGTATTATCAGGGTGGACTAAAAACCTATCGGGAGCAGATAATTTTGTTTATCGGCCCTTCCCTAAGTTTAACTCGGTACAAGCAAAAGCCGGTATTACATATTCCACTTCACCATCTAAGCCTAATAAAAATGGCTTTGTAGCTTTAGCTCGTATTCTTAATAAATCTGCCGCTGGAGCTATTTACGAGACTGCCGGGCGTAAAAATGCACAAGGCCAGCCAAACTTTAAGCCTAAGAGCGTTGTTTATCGCACAGGTAGTAATGGCCCTGGAGATTTTCAAATTAACTATTATCAAGAAAAGGCTAGCGGTCAGCATAAGGGTTATAACAACTCACTTAACCCAAACGCTGGCAAACAATTTATAGATAACCTCAATAGCACCGGCCAGCTAGTCAATGCTCGCCCTAAAGGTTTAGTAGGTAGCCCAGGGCGCAAGTTAACTGGCCGTTTAATCTTTAGAGCCTGGGCTGAGGACAATGGCAGAGCTAACGCAGCTGTTATCAAGGCGTTAGAAAATGCCTCAAAAATGTTTTATGAAAACACAAGGAGAGCTGCCTAATGGCTACCGATTTAGTCGTAAATATAGCCAGTCAATTCTTAGGTAAGAAGGCTTTTGCGGATGCCGAAAAGGCAACCAAGAAACTTACAGGCAGCGTTAAAACTCTAGGCCGTACCTTAGGTGTAACTCTTAGTGCCGCTGCTGTATTGGCCTATGGCAAGGCATCGGTAAAGGCAGCAAGTGAAGATATTAAAGCTCAAAAACTATTAGCTAATAGTCTTAAAAATGTTGGCTTAGCTTATGCAACTGTTGACGTAGAGGGCTTTATATCAAAAATGCAGAGCCAAACTGGCATATTAGATGACCAGTTACGCCCGGCTTTTGCTAAGTTGGCTGGGGTTACTGGCTCAGTAGCTAAGACTGAAAAGCTTTTGGCACTAGCTTTTGATGTATCAAGCGGCAGCAGTTTAGATTATTCTTCAACTGTTGATTTATTAAGCCAGGCTTATGTAGGCAATAAAAAAGCATTAAAGCAACTTGATTTAGGTTATACACAGACCGAGTTAGCAGCTATGTCTTTTGATGAGATTCAACAAATCTTAACAGAGCGCTTTGCTGGCTCAGGTAAAGCCGCTTTAGATACATATATAGGGCAGATGGACTTGCTCAAAGTTGCTACATCTAACGCCTCAGAGATTATTGGTACAAGCTTATTAGGAGCCATTGACTCACTTGCAGGTAATGACGGTATCGCCGCAGTAGGCACAGATATTGAAAATGCAGCTAAATCATTATCTAATTTTATAGATAGCATTGTTTACCTTAAAGAACAGATAGCCACTATTCCAGGTGCCGGTATAGTTAAAGGCGCTTTTGGCTTAGTTGGCAACGTATTAGGCCGTTTTAGCCCACAACGTGCAGCTGAGTTACTTAAAGAAATCAAAGGCCCACAGCCTTTTAGCCAGCCAATGACTTTAGCTAATCAAGATACAGGCAGAGCTAACCTTAAAGCTCAAAAGGCAGCTGAGGATGCGGCTATTAAGCGTAATAAAGAACTTGCAAAACTTGCTGCAGCTCAGGCTAAAAGTGCGGCAGCTACCCTCAAAGCCAAGCAAGACCAGGCCAAACTAGATAAGGCTGCCTTAATGCTTGGTAAAGGCCAAGATGTATTTAACCTGGATGCTATTCAGATTCAGGCTGCACTTGCTGCTAAACAAGAAGAGCTTAATAAATTAGGCGTAAACGCTACAGACCAACAAAAACTACAGATAGCTAATGACCTTGCACGTCTAACAGTCAAAGAAGATATTTTGAAATTAGAAGATGCTATAGCTGCTAAAGATGTAGAGTCTGCAACACGTCTAGCGGCTAAACTCGATGCTGACTTAAAGGTATTGGGAGTTTTACAGGGCCAATCCGTTAAATTAACTGACATAAATGCTATTCTTGCTAACTTTAAGCCTGTGGATTTAATCAACCAACAAAACTTAAACGATGCTTTAGACAAAATACGCCAAATGGCATTACTACTAGCTAACCTAGCCGCTGGCGGTACAGGTAATTTAAGCGGTAAATCAAATGCTACAAGTATTCCCGTGGGTGACTATGTTGCACCTATTGACAAGGCAACAGCTGCAGCTGCATCTTTAGGGGCTCTCAATGAGTATTGGGATGCCGCTACCGAACGCGCTAATGCTATGGCAGATATTTTAGATGCAGAGAATAAAGCCAACCTAGCCGACCTATTAAGTGGGCCACTAGGAGCTTATGCCTCAGCTAATATGCCATCCTATGTAAGCGGCTCAGGCCAGGGCGCTGGAGCCGGAGAAGGCCAAGTACCTGCAGGCGTTGTAATTGAAATAGTGGATAGAACAAGCGGCTTAATTGAAGTAGTACAAAATGCCGTACAACAAAATAACCGTTACGGCAATAATTTAAGTTACGCCGGGGCAATATGACAATCCCAGTAATTAACGCCGTTATCAACTTTAGTACTGGGCCTAGTTTTGCTCAGGCTATGATTTTAGATAGCGGTATTTTAGGCACTAACATTTTGGCAGATGCAGCTAGCATTATTGTGGACGTGTCAGATGTAGTAGATAGCATTGAGACAAAGCGCGGGCGTAACCCACAAGCTGACCAATTCCAAACAGGTACTTTGTCTATGCGCATTGTTGACCAAAACGGTGATTTCAACAGCCAAAACCCGAGCTCACCTTATGCGGGCCTTTTGACCCCTATGCGTAAGGTGCAGATTACTGCAACCTATGGAGCTGTTACTTACCCTATCTTTGCTGGCTTTATTACTAGCTATACAACTACTACACCAAAAAATGCTACAGATGTTGTTTATACAACTATCACAGCTGTAGATGCGTTTAGACTTGCCCAAAATGCACAAATAAGTACGGTGGCAGGTACCTCAGCTAATCAGCTTAGCGGCGCAAGAATAAATAACTTATTAGATGCTATTTCCTGGCCTACCTCAATGCGTGACATAGATGCAGGCTTAACAACAATGCAGGCAGACCCAGGCA